ATCATCATCAGCACTATTGCCACGTATACGAGATAGAATCTCAAGAGCTTTAAGTGCCGTAGCACCATTGCCGTTTGCCTTAGCTGCTTCGTACTGCTTTTCAAGCTCTGTGATAACGTCTACATCTGTGTTGTACTCAGACTCAAGTTCTGCTAGACGCTCTACAATCTGTGGTTCTTTTAGAAGTCTCCAGCCTTGGTTGTGTGCTGAGCGTTCAGAGTATCCTGCTGAGATGGCAGACTGCGTAGCGTTCTTACTAATAAGATACGACTGGCAGAATTTCTCCATACGTTTATTTAGAGCGGACATTCATATATTCCTTGAATGTTTGAGAGTTCTTGCTGTAGTGAGACATGTCCCACACACCACGAGCCAAGCTGTTGTCTCCATAAAACTTTAGGTTAAGTGCTAAGTCTTTTTTCTCTAGCATCTTCTCTAAGTCTTGAGCCAATGCAAGAAGCTCACCAGTAGTCCAGTAGTTTACATCGTTAATCTCAACGTGCATGTACTTAGGATTACCTGCTTCATCTTTAGAGTCTTGGTTTTTCTTTGCCACTTTCTCTGGGACAGAACAATCAAAGCCAAACATGTGGATGTTCCTATAACCAAGAGTTTCAAGCAATCCTAACGTGCGAGTAGCTGATGCCGTACCACCTGACACTAATGATGTACCGTTTGGAATTGGGAGGGATGGGTCAATTACAAGTTTATCTTTGATGCTTTCATCTCTGATGCCATCAGTAAAGGCATGGAAGCCCATAACATTATTTGTCTTGTCCATAATGTAATTGACAACAGATGTGTCGGTCATAGAGGCAATGATAAATAATGTACTTGGGTCAATCTCTTTAAACAACTCTGTTCGCACGATGCCATGTGTACTTGTGCCTTCGATAGGACGTGGGTCAAGAATGACACAGGCATATGGCTTAATACCTTCAGCTAACAAGCGTGGGTATGCGTGTTTAACACACCAGATTTTACCACCTGTTTTCTTTTGAACTTTTCGAATCTCTTTAAAATCTAATGTACCACCCGACACTACAATCGCATGGTCGTTTGTTGGCTTATAGTTTTTAACCCAATCAAACTCACCAATCTTAGGTACATTGTGTCTAATGTTATCTTTGATATGTTCTTGTGGCATAGAATCTTTAGGCTTAATAATAATAGGCACACGTGATAGTTCTTTGGGAATATCTTTTACATCTGGTTTGGTTACAACAGCTAAGTGTACGTTACCACCTAATGCCATGCCGTCTTGAGAAGGCAGTACCTTTTTGTTTCGGTCTTTAATCTCTTCAATAGTTTTGATAATGCCCTTGTGTTCCTCTGGCATTTCTTTGTCCTTCTCCACAGAGTAGAAGTCATCGAAGACAACAACGTCTACGTCACGTAAGAAGCCGTAGTCATTCTGTACTGTATCGTATGAATGCCCACCATCAATGAAAGCAAAGTCAACCTTATCAAAGCTAACCTGCTCCATTGTTTCGTTGGTGTTACCAGCATACAAGCTCCAGCTAAATATTTTACCCTTTTCTAACATCTTCTGTGAGAAGTCATCAAGTCTTTTGTTAACCAAGTCTTCTGAGTTGTGTGCCTTGATGTTAAGCTCAAGCTTGTCTGTTTCTTCAGTCGCTTGTTCAAACAAATCAAAGCCCATGTAGTGTACTTCGTCTACATTATCGTAAGCAGCAAGAGCCATTTCAATAGCACGTCCACCATTCCATGTCCCAGTCTCTGCTATAATAAATGCTTTTTTATCTTGTGAGTAGTGACGTACAAGGGAAGCTAGTTGTTTATATCTTCCTGGTCCAGTAACATCTTGTGATACACTGTTTGCCTTTTCTTTTACAGCAGCAACATCAAACTTTAAGTTGCCCTTGTTATGTACAAAGTATTCTTCTAACATGCACTGGTCAAAGACAGATAGACCACGTACACCTTCTGAAAGGTTACGAACCTTGGCTCCGTGTGCTTCGTATATTTTAAGTAGACGTGTAAAGATAAAGGCATCAGTCCACTCACGATAACCAAACACTTCATCTGTGTCATAAGCACCACGTAAATCAATCAGCAAAGATGCTGCATTGTGGTATGCCATATTGAATGCCATAAAGCCTGTCTCGCTATAGTCAATATCAATACGACCAAGGTGTACAATGTCTACCTCTGGAATCATAATCTTAGCAGCATCTTCTGCCTTAAACATTTTCTTTGTAACTGTGTCAGCATCAATCCATGCAAGCCATCCTTGGTCTTGATTGTTTAACATCTCAAGGGCTACATCTGTCAGCGCATATACTTTATGGCAGAAGCGAAGCGCATCCATACGATAGTTGTAAGGGGCTTCAGCAAAGTTACCATTCTTATCTTTGTTACGTTCAATAAAGTTATTACGTGCATCAATACTTTCAATATGGCGGTACTCAATAACACCGTCAAAATTATTTAATGGTAGTTCATCAAAGCTATCATAGCCCTCAACGTAAGCGATAAGCTTGGTGTCATCTGGCTTCCAGTTCTTAGCTACGGACTCAAGCATCATACGTGCATAGACATCCTCGTGTTTCTTATGAAAGCTTGTTACAAAGGTGTATGTCATTACATGTTCTCCAGTATTAGTTGTGTTGTTATTTCTGCTTCGGCTTGTTCCCACTCTTCAACGTAGGCTTCTTCAACAGGTCGGCTGGCTTTCCACTTATTAAACCAAGGACCTCCTGTAGTAAAGTGTACGTTCTTAGCCTCGACCTGTGGGTCAGAGAAACCGTCTAGCCAGTTCCACTCAGGATGGATAGCACCAATCTCTGAGTCTTCCAGCCATCCAAAAGAATGGAGCCACCCACCAGTCCGAAGATTAACATCGTCTACTGTAAGCTTTAAGTTAGATGGGTGACTACAATTAAATAACATAAAGCTAGACCAGTTCTTTCTGTGGTATCTCGTCTGAGCTACACCGTCCATCTTAATAGAGGACTCTGGTTCATACTTATGTTGTACGCACTGTACTGCATACTCTGTGTTCTTTCCATAGACATCAAAGATACCTGCTATGTCTGCACGTACAAACATGTCGGCATCCATAAACAAAGCTAAGCCATCGTACTGATTTAGTGCGGGTACGAGGAAGCGTGTGAAGGTAAAGTCTGTACTAAATGGTCGTCCATCAAACACATCGTATCGTTGATTGGGTTCATGTGGATAAACGACAGAAGCTCTGCGGTACAAACCGTTACGGCGTAGTGCAGGCTCCATAAGTGGGATGATGTCATACTCTTTATTGTATTTACGAATAGAATGTACCAGAACCTCAAAGGCTCTATGGTCACGTAAATCATAACCCACATAAATTACTGGTCTTTTGTTCATCACATCTCCAAATAGATAATGGTGGTGAGCTAGAGGGATTGAGAGAGAAAGGAGGTTTAGCCCACCACCATATATATTATAGTAAATAAATTACTAAATGTCAAGAAGTTTTTTATTAGCCAAATAAAGCAGCAAATGTAAATCTATATTCAGGACAGGCATTGCTTGGTGGTCTTACGCTGTGCTTTACTCCTTTATTAAGCCACAAAACTCTGCCAGGTTTATAGCTTATTGCATGTTCTGCTTCGTAATCGTGGTCTGTATATAAAATTGTTTCTCCTGCCCACTCTGGATTCCACCTATGATTACAATAGTAAAGAAATACTTCCTTGTCAGGGTGTGTGTGTGGATGGAAATTGTTTGCTGGCTCTGCCAGATTAATTACTGTGTGAGTAGGTGTTCTTCCGTTTATTAATTCTGTTATGCGTTGATTGTTGTGGCGAGAAAAAACTCCAAAGGCATCCACATCTTCTGGCATATAGTGGCTATACATTAGTCTTCTCTGACCTACTACATCATCCCAATGCTGGTCTTGCCACCCTAATTTAAACAAACTATTCCTAACAAAGCCAAACATTTCCTCCCTGTCAGCTGCGCTGTATGCGTTATCTATTATTTCATAGTTGCTCATTTGTGCCACATACCCTTCAGTCTTTGTTTAGCTGCTAGGTTTGCTGCTTTCTTTTCTTCATGTGTCATTGCTTGCCAGTTCTCCAAGTCACGTGACGTGCGGCCACAATGTATACATGTGTCATGTAGGTTAGACAACTCACAGCTATCTACTGTAGTATCTGTGCTGGCCTTACAGGGGCTTGTCATTTGTTATCTCCTTTCAATGTCGTCTTCTTCTAAAATATTACCACGCCAAACCTCAATTACTTTTGCATCTGTGTTTTGAGTATTGCCTACATGATGCCACATATTTGGTGGTATGGTTAGCTTATCTCCTGTGTTAAAAGAAAGGCTACGTTGTAATGCTCTATCTGTTTGTAAAACTACTTGAATGGAGCCAGAGACAATGAGCCACTCCTCTGTTCTGTGTTTGTGTCTTTGATTTGACAGGAATTTTCCTGGCTTAATCGTAAGCTCTTTCACAAGATACTCGTCACCTTTTGTTAAGATGTCGTAGTATCCCCATTGTCTCTGCACTCTAGTCATCTATATTTCTTTTCTAACTCCGTGAAACCACCAAGGTATTGTCCGTCTACATTTATCTGAGGGACTGTTAGCTTACGTGGAAACATTTCCTTAAACTCTTCGATAGTGATGTCCTGCTTGACGGTGAAGTATTTGTAAGGGAGCTTCTTGTCCTTACATAACTCCACCGCCTTCTCGCAATGGACACAGTTAGGCTGTCCAAATATCTCTATCATGTTAGTATAGTCCTTCGATAGGGCTGTTGTGCCAAATATAAACTAAGAAGCCTACGATTGACAATAACAACACTGTTGATGCAATATAAAATTCTTTCATATCATTCTCCTATGTTAGGTCAACAACCTCACACGAATCACCTGAACACGCCATGGTCTGTGAGCCTGCTGTGTTATCTTCCTGTTCGTACTCAGATAGTCCAAGCCAGTCAATACGCTCTGGCATCTTAGCAAGGGCTTCCTCGTATGTCTCTTTGTCACAGTCCTGATAAGGCGCTTGTGCATAACTGTGGTCGCTATGTGGTAGGAACGAGACACCAGAACAGATGTCAAAGTTATCGTATACCCATGCACCTACCTTGAGCCACTCTTCCTCACGTACTGTGATAGTAACTGATGGCTTATGCTCACACCACTCAAGAGCGTATACTTTCCATAGCTCAAGCTGTTCGATAGCAGTCATGTCGTTACGTGTCACTGCACCTGCTGGTGATTTGACTGGGAAGCTAAACACTGTGGTGCTGTCAGGCTTCATAACGCATGGCTCTGATGGGATGCCAGAGTCAGTTAAGAACTGCGTGAGAGGGTCTTTGTTATCACCCCGTACAGTGCGGATATAATATTCGCTATGACGAGCATGAATGCCAGAAGCGCTATCAACCAGCTGCGACACAGTACCTGAAGGCTTGACACAAGTGATGGCCGCAGATGGATTAATTCCAAGCTGCTCAGCATAATCCCTGTTTGTCTGTACAGCAGAGTCACGAAGCTTGTTAAGTAACTTTGTAGTAGGGGTGTTAGTGATTTCATTGTCCATAATTCCTGTCAAGCTTACGCCCAACAGCCTTTCATCTTCAGTGTTCTTACGCCAGACAGGACGAAGATACGGCATGTCTGTGTATGTTGATTGAATTGTTCCTAAGATTGTAGCAAGTCTTACTTTATTTGTCAAGGTTTTTTCTGTGTCGGTAGGACGAACAACAACCTCAGTCAGGTTACAGAACTGGTAAGGACGCAGGATGATTTCACTGCAGGGGTTTGTACCCCACTCCATACCAGTGGTGCGGCGACCGTTACGTGCTACGTGTTTGTCTGCGGCAATGCGGCTAAAGATACCACGCTCACCAGACTTAGACTCCACGAGCGACAACCACTCACGCATAAATGTTTCCATGTCGGGCTTGTCAGTGTAGGCTACAGAGTTGTTAGCCAAAGCACGTTGCCCTTCGTTCTCCCACCATTGACCAGATTTAGCGTGACGCATACGGTCATCAGATAAGTTAGACAAACTAATCATTGCACTGCGGCGAACACCGCCCACTACAACTACCTCGCCAATCTTACACATAATGTCGTGGCACTCAACGCTGTTAAGCTTACGTCCTGCTGCGCCCTTGAACTTGGCTACAACAAACTTAAACAGGTCGTTCAATGGGTCAGGTCCAGAGGCACGTCCACCAAATGTCTTGAGGCGTTGGCCTGCGGCACGAATCTTAGACAAGTCCCACTTGGGTACATCACCTGTATACAAACCACTGATTACTTTACGTAGTGCCTTAGCCCATCCTTCCTTGCTGTCCTGTACAACGATAAGGTCTTCGCTATCATTGATGTCGGCTGGCACTTCAGGTAGCTTGCTGATTGCTTGACGCTCAACAGAGAAGCCAACGCCAGTACCACACAACAAGATGAACATAGCTTCATCGAATGCACGTGGGTGGTCAACAGGCAGATAGCTACAGTTATATACACATGTGTTGTCACGTGCTGCGGCTGGTCCCGCAGTCATCAAGGCTCTCATGCTGGGCATTACCTGTAGGTTTAGGATGGCTTCTTGGAGGTCGTTAACGTCCTTATCAGACACACCACTTGGACGTACGATGTTGTCGATGAAGCGACCAACTGTTTCGCCCCATGTTTCTCTGCGCCCTTCGTCATCCAGCCAACGTGCATAGCGTGACGTGGCGATGAATGTTTGGTAGTCTGTTGGTAGGTAATTATTCAATGTATTTTTCTGTTTCATTTATGTGAAGCTCCTCTCCTGTTAATGCTTTCCAGCTGTATTTAAAATCAAATCGTGCGGCAGCTTGGCTAATCAAGTCTGCAATATATCGTGTCTCTGCCTGCGCTGTCTTGTCTAGCCGTTGGTTAACGACACGGGAGAAAGCATATAGTGAACCAGACCAGTACCATTCTGTGTACATGTTCTGTGGTAATACCATACGTGCCATCTCAGGAGCGATACCTACATCAAGCATACGTTCATACTCTGCAATAGCTGAGCGTGTGTACGAGCCAATGTGATAGTCTATAGTATCATCTGAGCTACCCTGCTTTACATTGTCAGCTTTCTTACGCCACGATTGAGGCGTGTAGAACTTGGGTGTATAGTCCACATAGCGGCGGCTGACTTCATTCCAAGCCAACCCCACTTGGTGTTTCACCAGCTGTCGTGCGACAAAGAGGGGAGCTTCAATACGAAACTGTAAGAAGCAGTGTGAGAAGGGCGACCAATGACCATGCTTAGCCAAGTACTTGATTAAGTGTTTGTCCTCCATGCGAAGGTCGTTGATGTTGCCGTTCTTCTCTCGTTGTGATTCCTTGTTAAAGGATACACGAGCAGCATTAACTACTGTTAAGTCGCTGCCCATATGGTCGATTAGTGTTACTTGCATTGTGCCAAGTCTCCTATTATACTATACGTTTTCTACAGAAGCAATAAGCTTTTCGAGATACCACTGTGCTTTTTTCAAGTCTTCCACAGGCTTGCCCTTGTACTTGTAACGCCACATATATTTCATGCAGTTACCCTTGAGATACCCCTGGTATTCCTCGTCTGACATGCTGGCTTCGATAGCCTTGATTGCTTCCACACCCTTAGTGTTGTAGTGTGCTGGTTTATTTACTGGGTCGCTTGGCTCTTCGAAGTAGTTAAACTTAGTGTCCAAGGATTGCATTGATTCTCTTTCTGACATAATCTATTTCTCCTGTCTGTAAAACTTTGTAAGCAAAGTCCCTCATGTATTCTGAGTCCACACCTGCATTGGTACATACTTCTTCAAAGTCCTCAGCCGTAGTACCGACTGATGCAAAGAACCAAGCAGATGCTCTGTCTCTATCTATCCTAGCGGTCGAAGGCTCCCCTTCATACGCTGGCTTGGATGCGTCTAGCAGTGCCTGAAGTATCACACATAAGAACAATGTACGTTCAGGTGACGACTCGTCAGGACGAAACTCATCCAAGTGAAATGTTATATTACTACCTGACACCCTGTTTGTCAAGCCACGATTGTGGAATGCCTTCATTTAATTTGCAGTACATGTAGTCGTGCTTATCGCACCAATCTGCATACGTCATCTTACCACCCTTGTATAGCTTGCGGTGTGGGTTATCAAAGACAAAGCGTATGTCAAGGTCAGGGTATTGTGATTTAATGAACAGGTGCTTCTTCCTGTCATCGGCCATGAATCTTCCCTTTACTTCTAGGATAACGCCGTTGGGTAGGAAAAAGTCTGGGATATAGTTCTTATCCTCACGCCACTCATAAGGTAGCTTCTCTTTCTCGTACACAAACTTAATCTTTTGCTTGTGCAACTGTTGGGCTGCTTCGTATTCAGAGTTTGATTTGTATTCGTGGTTATATTTTTTTCTTTTAAATCCCATTACACCTGTACTTCCTCAACGTCTGGGGTCTTCGCCACAGTTGTCAAGTAACGTACTCCATTAGAGTATTTGAATGCTCTCAGTCCTTGTCCACCATTGGCATCAGCCCAGCATTTCTTTTTGTAAGGGCAGAAGACACAGCCCACAACTAACTTGCGGTTGCCTGACTTTCCATCTGCCGTGTCGCCGTAGCAACGTGCAGGAGCCTGCTCGCTTTCCACCATGTCCTTAAGGTGACGCACCCTTGAAGGCGCATCAATCATTTCCATATCGTGTATTGGTAGGATACATAGCTCACTACTGTTCTTGTCGATAGCAAAGAAGGCCGCTTCCTTGCGGTTGTTCTTCGTAGCATACGCACTAATCTGTGCGATGTAACCAAAGGGGTCATCCTCTGACAGCCTGCCTTCCTTAAACTTCTTGAATGCGAATGACGATGCTGACTTGATGTCAACAAGTACACCATCAATCACACAGTCCTGATGTCCCAGCACACCCTCAACCTCTACGGTTTCCTGTGCCTCTGTTACTTCGTGACCTGATGCTTTGGTAAGACAAATCAGGAGAGCCTCAAGGACATGTCCCATAAGGAACTTAATCTTAGTCTGCCCATTGATGGACTCTCCTTCTTCGCCTTGTACTCCGTACCAAATCTGACGGTCTGGTTTGCCGATTGAAGACAGACGTAGGTGTGATGCACCTTCACGCTGACCTTCACGGAGTATGGTTTCGACAGCCTCTCGCACAAGACTGCCGACTTCATCAAGGGCTTCCTTAACATGTGACTGTTCGACATCAGCACCCTGCTCAAGCATAGTGTAAATGTCTGGTATCAGTGTGTCCAATGTCTTTGTCATTTGTTATCGTCCTTTCAGATACGTTAAAATGTTTTGCGGTGATGATTCACCATACGGGTCATCGTCTGCATTGTGTGTCCAACCTTTTTCTATAAAGCCTTGCACAATGTCCATGCCTTTTGTATGTACTGCATAACGCCACGACCTCGCTCCGAAGCCAAGGTTATCTTTGAACACTAACATGTTCATCTTGGTTGTGAACTTAGCAGAACCATCAGGGATTACTTTGACGTTCTGTAAGCCTTGGTCGTTTGCCCACTTGTTCATAACGAATGAATCGTTAACAGATAGGCAATAGATGTCGTCAATGCCCTGCTCCTTGAACTCACCATATAACTTCTCGAAGTCTGGTAGCTGATAGGTAGAACAGGTAGGTGTGAATGCACCTGGAAGTGCGAACAAGATGCACTCTTTATCCATAAACATATCTTCTGTTGTCACATTCTGCCAGCGATATGGGTTGTTACCTAATATGTTTTCATCACGAACCCTTGTGTGAAACAACACGCTTGGAAGCTTATCTGGTAAATACATTTACTTATACTGGCTTGCGTTTACTGCTTGTGTAATCACATCAACCATGTCATCGAAGGTGTTGCAGATTACCTTGGTTGTGTGATAGTCATCATCAGATGTACTGCCTGTGTAGTCTACGATGAAACCATTCTCTGCGAACTCAAGGTTCACACGGTCTACGTCTTTAATAATAACTTTATCTGTCATTTAATTTTCCTCAAGTTTTTTCATAAGCTCAGCCTGAAGTTGCGCATACTTTCTAAAAGAGCGTAGCTCAAAGTAAGCAAAGGCAACGAAGGTTGATATAAGTGCTATGTGTAATACGATTAGTGTCTGTGTTAATTGTTCAATCATTTTTATCCTATTAGGTTGGTGAGCATAGCAGGATTTGAACCTGCGACCTACAGCTTAGAAGGCTGTTGCTCTATCCAGCTGAGCTATATGCCCTATGTTGTGTGTTACTTGCGTTTAACTACTCGTTTAATTTTTTCTGCCTTGTGTGTGATGTACTCTTCCTCGTCTGCAAAGAAGTTGTGCAGAGCTTTAAGTAGCCGTAGCTGTATCGCCTTGAGCAGCCGTCCACGTGGGAAGAACCATCCGACAATAAAGCCTACGACACATGAGTAAAACATAACAAGTGCTGGTGCTAAATCAATATCCATTATAATCTCCTGATAAAAGGTGATGGAGTCCCCGTCCCGTATCCATCTTCAGCTGCCAACTTTTTGACTGCAGCCCCCGTGCTATAGCTAGTGATTAGAAAGGAACTTCATCACTAACTGTTTCTTGGATTGGTGCAGATGCAGTTCCGATAACATCAAAGTCTTCTGCATTACCACCTGCATAAGCTACATGCTCTACAATCTGAACACGCTTAAGGATAGGTGATACGCCAGACTTGCCGTTCATGCTCCACTCGAATGGTGTGTACTGCACGTTTGCAATACTGCCGTTACCCACAAGTTCTTTGAATGGTTTCTTCTGCCCATCCATTACAACTGGTGCATCGTTCTGTGTACCGTCACGGCGTGATACTTTCTGCCGAATGTGTACAAAGTCACCACGCTCATCGCCTTTGTTCTTAATGTCAACACCATCTGCCTCAAAAGCTTTGCGGTTGTTGTCGTCTACTAGCATGTCCAAACCCCACTCTGGTTCGTACGTTGTGT